AGAGCCCTCGACGATGTGCAGGTGATTCACGCGCTAACGCGACGGGAGCTTGTCGGACGATAGGAGGAACCATGACGACTGCATCCACACAACGACGACAGTGGGAGACGCGTGTGCAGGAAGAACGCGACTGGGCGTTTGCGAAAGACGCGAGTGCCGCCGCGACTGTTCCACCGATGTTGTTTGAATTGCTCGCCGAGGAACACATCACACTTGCCACGCCTAGTATCTGGCCCGTGCGATGGGTCGAGGAGGATGGCGAACTCACACCGGAGATGGAGATCGTATTGGAGGTGGATACCGGGTGGTGCATCGGGAGTGACGGGCAACACTCGCTCACGATTGAATGCATGGCCGACCTCGAGTGTGCGATGAATGAAATGGTCGACGAATGCGTCTGCTCAGACTGTCAAGATTATTACCGGCACGCAGACGACGACGCACGTTATGAGGATTGGCGAGACGAGTGTGAACCTTAACGGCCCGGAAGTCTCAGTGGTGATACTTGAAGCCATGCAACAGCACGGTTTTGGATGGCGATGGGTGCCACGGTGTCTGCGGTGGCGTATTGCCCGATGGCGTATACAGAGGATGGGACGATGACTGAATCAATGATTATCTCGTTATTGGCGGGGCTAATGGTCGGCGGTGGCGCAGGGTATGTTCATGCGTGGCGGCTAGCGCGGAAACTCGAGGCGCATCAGGTGCGCCTTCGTGACTGGGACACCTACGATTGGGAGGCAGAAAATTATCGGGCGGTGCAGCGGCTCCGGGAGTCGCAGCGATGACGGCACCCGCGTATGTCTGGATCCCACTCGCCGAGTGGGACGAACGGACTGATGATGTCCTCGTGCAGGAGGGCGATGCCATCTACCTTGCCCGATGGCGAGACGGGCTGTGGTATGACGTGGAAGGCCATGTGCTGGTGCCCAGCGCGTGGATGCCTATAGGGGGACGCGATGAGTGATATTCAACGGTTTATTATTTATGGCCCTTGCGTGTATACGCCAGCGGTCGATGGCGAATGGATACGCTACGACGACCATCGGGCCGAAGTCGAGCGGCTGCGGGAAGAGCGCGACGAGGCGCGGGCCAAGGTGGAGCGGCTGCGGAGAGAACGCGACCAGTCTCGGGCCTTGTTGGAAGGGCAACTGCGCGAGGCCGACCAATCCGCGCAGAACCTGAACATGTGGGCCGAGGTCGAGCGGCTGCGGGAAGAGCGCGACGAGGCGCGGGCAGAACTGCTCGCGCATTGTGCATCGGTGGCCGACGAGGTGGAAGCGACCGCCGAAACGTGGGGCGGCAAAGACGCGGCAGCGGAGATGGCACGGCGCATCCGGGCGCTGATGGAGGGGACGCGATGAGTGACGACTACGACGTGGTGGCACTGACATTGGCACATCTGAGCGATAAGGTAGAGCGCCTGACCGCCGAGCGGGACGCGGCTCGGAAACTGTGGCTGCGGTAATGCGCCGAATCATTCGTGACGTCATTCTCGCCGCCGCCACGCTGGGATTATCGGGGGCGGCGATGGTGGCCGGGGCCAGCGTGCGCCTCGACTGGCTCGCCGTCTCCCTCATCTTGTTGTGGGGCATCGGACACTTTTACATCCTCGAGGATGACTGATGCTACGATGCGGCAGAGGGGATTATGCCGCAGGACAAATACGGGAAACTCGAGGCTGACCTGAAACGCGAAGCCGCTCGGAAAGGCTTAACAGGCACACGAGCCGAGGCGTATATTTACGGCGCACTCCGCAAGGCCGGGTGGACACCCTCGACTCAAACCAAATGACACAGGCTCAACGGCTGCTCGCCGACGCATTAGCGGCGAGTGGCTTTGTCGTGCGTACGGAATTTAAATTCCATGAGACACGACGATGGCGTATTGATGTCGCCGTCTCGAGTGCCACCACGTCACGCAAGCTTGCCATTGAAATTGACGGCGGTGTCTGGGTGCAAGGACGACACACGCGAGGCACCGGCGTCATGAAAGATAACGAAAAAATCGCTCACCTTGCCATGGACGGATGGTTGTTCCTGCGTGTCACGCCACAGCAGGTGATGACCCGACAGGCATTGGCGTGGGCATTGGCAATTCTATCGCACGCGGAGTAATCGATTATGGCAGCACCGGCAGGGCAGTATCACATCATCGCTGACCAAGGCGCGACATTCACGCGGCAGTTGACGTGGAAAGACGACACCGGCACCGCCGTCAATTTAACGAGCTACACCGCACGGATGCAACTACGCACCTCCGTGCAGAATGAATCGATGGTGCTTGAACTCACCACGAGCAACGGACGCATCGCACTGGGCGGTGTGGCGGGCACCATCACGCTCACGATCACCGCCGCCGATATGGCGACGCTCCTGCCGCTCAAGTATGTCTACGACTTGGAACTCATCACCGGCACAGTGGTGACACGACTCGTGCAGGGCACATTCACGGTGCGGCCAGAGGTGACGCGATGAGCATCCAGTATCACGACCAGCCGAATACAGTGAACGTCTCGGCTGACCGCAGCACCGTCGAGAATAGCGACCAGCCCGCGACCGTCGATGTCAGCACGACCGAGACGACGGTGACGGTCGTCGCTGGCATCGGGGCCATCGGGCCGCAGGGCGCGACCGGGCCGCAGGGGCCAGCCGGGGCGACCGGAGCCACGGGCGCAACCGGCACGACCGGCGCGACGGGGCCACAAGGGCCGCAGGGCATCAAAGGTGACACTGGAGACACGGGCTTGACAGGCGCGACCGGCGCGACGGGAGCCACGGGCGCCACAGGCCCACAGGGGCCGCAGGGGCTGAAGGGTGACACGGGCGATACGGGTGCCACAGGCGCGACCGGGCCGCAGGGCGCGACGGGTGCCACAGGCGCGACGGGGGCGACCGGAGCCACGGGGCCGCAAGGGCCGCAAGGCGCGCAGGGCGACACAGGCGCCACGGGGGCGACAGGCGCGACCGGGCCGCAAGGGCCAAAAGGCGACACCGGCGACACCGGGCCGCAGGGCGCGACCGGGCCACAGGGGCCGCAAGGCATTCAAGGCGCGACGGGGCCGCAGGGTGACACAGGCCCACAGGGGCCGACCGGGCCAACGGGGCCGCAGGGCGTGAAAGGTGATACCGGTGACACCGGGCCGCAAGGGCCGACCGGGCCGCAAGGGCCAGCGGGGACGGGCACCATCACGGCAGTGACAGCCACCGCGCCACTCTCATCGAGCGGTGGCAATACACCCGACATTAGCTTCACCGGCGTGCTGGGTGTGCCCTACGGCGGCAGCGGCATCGGCAGTCTGACCGGGTATGTCTACGGCAACGGCACGTCGCCGTTCTCGGCATCGACCAGCATTCCGAACTCTGCCGTGTCCGGGCTGGGCACGATGGCGCTGCAAAACGCGAACAGCATCGCGGTGACGGGCGGCTTTCTCTCGGATGTCTCCGAGGAGGTGAACTGCTCGAACCGCACGGGCAGTGCGATTCCGACGGGCAGCGCGGTCTATCTCATCGGCGCACATGGCGACGTGCCAGAGATTGCGCTGGCCGATGCGTCAGGGGAAACGACCGCCGCACGGACACTTGGCATTGCCATTGAATCGATTCCCGATGCGGGCGTCGGGCGTGTGTGTTTCAGTGGTCTGCTCACAGGCATCAACACACAGAGCTTGACCGAAGGCGCACTCGTGTGGCTGTCAGAGACGGCGGGGGGACTCACGTCGACGCGCCCGACGCAACCGGCACACGGCGTCTTCATGGGCGTGTGCGTCAAGCAAGCACCCGGCGGTGCGGGGCGACTGTTCGTGTCGGTCGTCAACGGGCAGGAACTCGACGAACTGCACGACGTGCTGATTACCAGCCCGACGGCGGGGCAGCTCTTCACACGCAATACCGGAAACACACTGTGGGTCAACGCGTCACCCGCGTCACTCACCGCGACGAATGACACCAACGTGACTCTGACGCTCGGTGGCAATGCGTCGACGGCACTGGTCAATGATGCGTCACTGGCACTCGGCTGGACGGGCACGCTGGCGAGTAGCCGACTCAATGCCAACGTCGTGCAGGCCGTCACCAGTGACACGAACGTCACCGGCACTATCAATTCGCAAGCACTGACGCTGGGCTGGTCTGGCGTGCTGGCGGGCACTCGGCTCAACAGTGCCGTGGTGCAGTCGGTGTCCAGTGACACGAACGTCACTGGCTCGATTAACTCGCAGGCGCTGACGCTCGGGTGGACAGGCCAACTACCCGTGAGCCGTGGCGGCTCTGGCGCGTCCAGTCTGTCTGGCTATCTCGTCGGCAATGGCAGCAGCGCGTTCACCGCCGTGAGCAGCATCCCCGGCTCGGCCATCTCTGGCAACATCACCGGCAACGCGGCAAACGTGACCGGCACCGTGGCCGTCGGCAATGGCGGCACTGGCGCGACGTCGCTGACCGGCTATCTTATCGGGAACGGCGGTTCAGCATTTACAGCCGTATCAAGTATTCCCGGCTCAGCCATTGCGGGAAACATTACCGGCAACGCAGCAAATATCACCGGTGTAATTGCCGCAGCCAATCTCAACACCAACGTCGTGCAGTCAGTCAGCAACGACACAAACGTCACCGGCTCAATTAACTCACAGGCGCTGACGCTTGGTTGGACTGGCGCACTGGCCGCGTCACGGTTAAATACAAACGTGGTGCAATCGGTCAGCAATGACACCAACGTCACTGGTTCGATTAATTCACAAGCGCTGACGCTAGGCTGGACGGGGCAATTGGCCGTCAGTCGTGGGGGGTCAGGTGCGTCGAGTCTATCGGGTTATCTTATTGGCAATGGCGGCTCGCCGTTCACTGCCGTGAGCAGCATCCCCGGCTCGGCCATCTCGGGCAATATCACCGGCAACGCAGCGAACGTCACTGGATTGGTGGCCGTTACAAACGGCGGTACGGGCGTGGGCAGTCTCACGGGACTGGTCAAGGGCAACGGGACGTCGGCGTTTACTGCGGCATTATCCGGGACGGATTATGCCCCGGCCACAAGCGGCACCGCCATTTTGTATGGCAATGGTTCAGGCGGGTTTTCATCGGTCAGCATTGGCACCAACCTTACGTTCACTGGCGGCACATTGTCTGCAACGGGAGCCAGTGCGACGTTTATAAGTTCGTTGTCGTCTACAAATTCATTGTCGGCCACTAACGGCCTTGACCAACTTGTGCTAGCCAATAGCACGTTGACAGTACATCTTTTTGCGTCTAGTACGCGAAGCGGTTATCAGGTCACGATTAAAAACTTAAGTGTCGGCACGATTACGATTGACGGCAATGCGTCGGAAACAATTGATGGCGCAACCACGCAGTCCATTCCCGTGCGATATGGGGCGTTGCAATTAATATGCGACGGGGCTAACTGGCATATTGTATAAGGAGGCATCATGAGCTACTCACCAACAGTCGTGAAATCCACGCAGGAAGGCACCATTAGTCTTACCAATGGCGCAAGCGCAACGGCAACTATTACCGCTGTAAATGTAGATAAAACAATTTTGTCCTTTAACGGGACGACGACAGGTACTACAACCACGCTTGCCCAGTCAAGTGTACGCATGTCATTGACCAATAGCACAACCGTGACGGCCACGAGAGCAAGCACAAGTAACAGCCTTACAATTAACCCACAATATCGCGTCGTGGAGTTTTACTAATGCCGCTGCGATGGTTTGTAGAACTGGAAGAGAGCGTGGTTATCAATACGTTATGCGTCTCGCGTGACGCGACCGACCCGGCGTGGGCAACGATTCCTGCGACGATGATTCCCACCGAGACGGAAGTGCCCATCGGCAGCACGTATGCCAATGGCGTCTTTACACCGCCGGTGCCACCAGCAGCGCCGCGTCTGCTGACCAAGTTTGCGTTCCTGCGATTGCTGACGCCTGTCGAGTATGCGGCCATGTTCACGCAGACAGACGCGCAGTTGGTGTATGGCGTGGCATGTTTTGATGCCGCAGCAGACCCGTTCGATATTGACAATCCATTGGTCGGGCAGATGCTCGACTATTGCGTGGCGGTCGGAGCACTGACGCAAGCGCGGCGTGACGCGCTGTGGACTGCCATGCAGTCGGCTGTGTAATCGCCGCCTGTCACGCCGGGCGAGTAATTCATCAACATACGCACCCGGCGAAACAAAACACAAGAACCCCAAAAACGGTTACACTGCGGTATGCAGATTCGTGACCGCATCAAAGAACTTCGCCGGGTGCCAGCCGCCGACCTGCGGCCCAACCCGAAAAACTGGCGCACACATCAAGTCCCGCAGAAAAATGCATTGCGGGGTTTGCTGTCAGAAATCGGCATGGCCGACGCGTGTATTGCGCGTGAACTTCCAGACGGCACGCTGATGCTTATTGACGGGCATCTCCGTGCGGAAACCGTCGGCACCGCCGTAGTGCCGGTGTTGGTGCTGGATGTCAGCGAGGCTGAGGCAGATAAGCTGTTGGCAACACTTGACCCGTTAGCTGCGATGGCCGGGTCTGATGCTCAAAAGCTTGATGAACTGCTGCAGAGCATTGATACAGGCAACGCCGACCTGCAAAGGCTGATTACCGCAACAGCTAATGCCGCAGGACTGTATAAAGATGACGCCGACGAGGAAGTGCGTCCAGCGTCAACGCACGACATAGACAACGCCAATGAATTGACGCCGAGCGGCGTCCGCATGGTGCAATTGTTCCTTGATGAATCGAACATCGTAGATTTTCAGAACGCGTGCACTGCGCTTGCGGAGGCATACGGCACGAAAAACATTACAGACACGGTCTTGGAGGCAGTTACCCGTGAGAGTGCATCATTGCAAACATAAGTTTGACGCCGACCATCTGGCCGGCACCAAATTGACAGAAGCGTTTTACGACGAAGTGTTGGGTGGTGACGAGGCTTGCGACATCTACAAACCCGACGGCACCCCGCTCGTCAAGTATCGGCCCCAGTGGTTTTCAGCTGAGCTTTGTGCTGCGGTATTGCCGTCGGCTCGTAAAGCCGCCACTGAAACCAACAACCGAGGTATGGCGGCGGGGACGTTTGAAACAGTTCCAGAACGTGTTGCCGGCAAACGAACACAGACGCGTTATATTCCAATAAAATCTGATGGCACCCTGAGCAATACCAATTATGCAGCTCCTGTGAACAGCGGCGTCATTGGATATTTTGACCGTTCATCAAGGTTTCCGTTTTGTCGTCAAACGTCATTCAATATTGTTCAAGCCGCCTCGTGGAAACAGTTCCTGCCGTATATTCAACGCGCAGATGAAGGGCTGCGTCAGCTATTGCCCGAGCGATGGGCCGCGCAACGCGAGTATGCCGACAGAACGGCATCGGACTGGATCATCCCACAAAGCACATTCACGACGGTGACGGTCAATAAAAACTGGCAGACGGCCACTCATAAAGACGCCGGAGATTTAGCCGCAGGTTTTGGCGTCATGTCGTGTTTACGGAATAACAAATTTGACGGCGCATACCTTGTGTTTCCAGCGTATCGCGTGGCCGTCAATTTGGAACACGGCTGTTTGTGTTTAGCAGATGTGCACGAGTGGCACAGCAATACCGGATTTTCAAAAATGCGCGTGGGCTATGAACGCATCACGATGGTGTTTTACTTCCGTGAAAATATGATTCATTGCAAACCAGCCACTGAGGAAGTGGAATGGGCCAAGAACCGCAAACGCGGAGAACGCTTGTCATGAGCAAGAGCGATGTTGTCGAAGCGAAAGCAGACGACATTCCATGGATAACACTGTTGTACTATGCGAACGAGAAAATCCTTGGCAACCCGTTTTGGTTATTGAATTCATACAACAGGCCGAATCACGCATTGCTAGTCGTGCGTCCTGTTGGATTTGTTCATTACAAACGTAATACTGGCGGGATGAAAACAATTATTGAAATGGCCGTGAGTCAGTCTGCCAAACGTTCTGGCATCGGCAAACAGTTGGTGAAGGCAGTGGGTCGTCCAGTATCGCTAAAAACAGACGCAGACAATGTCGAAAGCAATGCCTTCTACAGGGCAATGGGCTTGATGTGCGTCGGGCAGACAAGAAGCAGAAGCGGAAAAACGCTCAACGTATATCAGGGGTGGTGAATGTGCGCCCTGATTGGTTACGCGTGCGATGACCCGCAGACAGAACACGCAGACGCGGTGCGTGCGTTATTTTATGAGTCTCGCGTACGCGGCTTGCACGCGTTCGGATTTTCTGCGTGGGACGGCCAGCGTGTTGCAACACAGCGGTTCCTTGATTTCAAGCAGTGCCTTGCCGCTCTGCCTCGTCAGGTGACACGTCTAATCGGGCACTGCCGTTACTCGACAAGTGGCGATTACCAGAACGTTGACAATAATCAACCGCTGCAGATTGCTGACGCGGCGTTGGCGTTTAACGGAGTAATTTCAATGGCAGTCAAGGAAGAGTATGAGCGGCAATATGCTCGCGCATACCTCACAGAAAATGATGGAGAAATCTTTCTTGATAAGTTTGTGCGCCACGACGGGTGGCTGGAGTTTGTCGCGACTGGGCGATTCTCATTTGCCGGGTTGACTCTGCAACGCGGTCGAATGACTGCACTTCGCAATAAAAACCGCCCGTTGTTTCGAGTAGAACACAACAACGCAACATTCTTTGCATCGACCGCTGACATTTTTAGACGAGCCGGTTTTACGGAACTGCCCACGCCCGTGCCGTGCGGAGTCGCAGTCCATGTTGGTTGATTACCAAACGTATCACCAACAAAGCATGGAGGCCGGTGATATTGACCCGTCCTATTCAATGCTTCGGTATGTCTGTGACCGGTTTGATTTAAATGTGGAACAACGCTACTGGCTAGCGTGGCTGTACGCGACCTGTTATTGCGGCCCGACAGTCTTTTATATTTACAACGAGTTCCCTGACTTTGAGAACGTGGATGAGGGCAGACTCGAGCGATGGTGGAAAGCGCACAAGCATCAACTGGTGTTTCAGACTGATCGTCGCTGGGTGTATTCCAGAAATCAGTTTGTTGACATGTTCAAGAGTTATCGCGCCACCATTGGGCCAGTCACGCAGCAACAACGGTTCGAACAACTAAAGTCTCATGACATTCGGCTGAACTATCACAACTGCTGGAATAGTTTTGCACGAATGTATCAATTTGGCCGATTCGCCATGTTCCTCTATCTGGAGGCGCTGCACGTCGTGACAGGGTTTCCCATGGAACCAACGTCAATGAACATGACTGACGCTGAGAGTTGTCGTAACGGATTAGCTCTTGCCATAAATCGCGGAGACCTGAACACGCACGGCACTGGCGTCAAACTAAACAAGGCGCAACACGCCTATCTACAGAAACAATTCGATGCCTTAGTGGCGACGATGAAAACCGCAGACCCGCGCAACAATGTGTGGAACATTGAGACGACGTTATGCGCCTACAAGAAGTATTGCTATGGCAAGCGATATGTCGGATTTTATATTGAACGGCAACGCGAGGAAATTCAAGAGATGGCCACACGTGTAAATCGCGGAGTCGAATGGCAAGTGTTGTGGGATTATCGAGCCGAAACATTTGACGCTCGCTGGCGTCAGGAGGCACAGTGAATACTCTTGCGTATGTTTTCGGCCAACCGGGGGCAGGTAAAACCAGTTTGCTTAGGGCAGTTTGTAACTCAGCGTCCTTGCTCTATGAAGCACAAGACCCTATCAAACATCGCTGTTTTAATAAACACGGTCGCTTGTTTTCAATTTTAGGCGCGGACGCATATCCATTTGGCGGCACAGATACGCTGTCATACACGGCGATTAATACCGCAGATCAGTGGCTACACGCACTGTCATCATGTGCGGCAGGCAAATTGGTATTTGGCGAAGGTGACCGACTCGCGAATGACAAGTTTTTTGAAGTGACTCAAAAACACTTCCGGCTCAAAGCGTTTTATCTCGCATGCCCTGATGATGAGGCGGCTCGACGACGCACAGCAAGAGCCTCTGCTCACGGGCTATCGTTGCAAGCCACGTCGTGGGTGAGAGGGCGCATTACGAAACACGCCAATCTGGCGGCACGGCATCAAGCGGTAATTCATTTGGATGCGCGGCAATCGCCAGATGTGTTAGCCGAACAAGTTTGGGCAATCGTTGAGCAAGCGTGAAGGCCAATCCATGAGTGTCAAAAAAACAGTGGCGCCTCATCGCAGAGGTAAGGGCCGTGCAACGCGTCCTCCTCATATTGCTGAAGACACAATCATTATGGAACGACGAGCGAAGGCGTTGAGTCTTCGCCGTGCCGGGGTCACGTATCAGCAGATTGCGACGGCCACCGGCGTCAGTCTTGAAACGGCCTACTCAGATGTACAGGCCGAACTATCCGCGTTGCGATTGCAAACGGTGGAAGACGCGACAGCAGTGCGTGAACTCGAACTGCGACGGCTCGACGACTACACACGGGCACTCGCACCTCGAGCCGCACAGGGCGACATTGCCGCCATCACGACCTTGCTCCGTGTGCAGGAACGGCGGTCACGGTATCTCGGGCTAGACGCAGCCACGAAGCAAGAGATTATCGGCGAGCTGCCAAAGTTCGTGCTACAGGTGCAGACGGACGACGATGAATGACCCGGTGCGGTTGTCGTTGCACCGCGGCCAAGCCAAAGTGTATCGGTCACGGGCACGCTATCGCGTGGTGGTCGCAGGGCGACGGTGGGGCAAGACAGAACTCGAGAAGGCCGACGCCACGTGTGAGTTCGGCACACCGGGCAAAGTGTGGTATGTGGCCCCGACATACGACATGGGGCGTGAAATCTTTTGGGAGCCATTGCGTGCGATTATTCCGCGTGCATGGCTCATTAAAGAACCGAATGACAGCCGCATGGACATGCACACCATTTGGGGCTGTCAGTTCAGCGTTAAGTCTGCCGACCGGCCTGATCGTCTTCGCGGACGTGGCGTGCGGAAATTGCTGATCGATGAGTTTCAAGACTGGCAAGACGGCATGACGATTTGGGAGCAGGTGCTTCAACCGATGCTCCTGACGACGAACGGCACGGCACTCATTACGGGCACGCCGAAACAATTCAACCATTTGTATACACTCTGGGCACGAGGTCAGTCGACTGACGAACGCTATGCCGGGTGGGAGTCATGGCAATTCCGCACCGCGGATGCGCCTCATATTCCTGCCGACACACTCGAGCAGATGCGCCGAGAGATGGATCCGCGAACGTATCGGCAGGAGTTTGAAGCCAGCTTCGAGGGGCTATCCGGTCGCGCCTACTATGCGTTCGCACGTGCGACGCACATGCGCCCGGCGACGCTCGACCCGGCGGTGCCGGTGTGCATCTCATTTGACTTCAACCTGAACCCGGCGACGGCGGTGATCGGGCAACGGATTGGCAACGAGATTCGGGTGTGGCGCGAAGTGTGGGTGTCGCACGCGGGTGGCGAGGCGACGCGAGCGGCGGCTCTTGCGGTGCAAGCACATTTGAATGCCGCGCAGTGGACTGGCCCTATCTATGGTTACGGTGACCCTGCTGGGCGAGCCGGCAAAACCACCGGGCCGTCCGACCATGCGGTGTTGGCGCAGGTATTTCCTCGAGCGTCATGGCGCATTCCTAAAGCGGCACCGCATGTGCGTGACCGTATCCAAGCGGTGAATGCCCGATGCGAAACACACGACGGGCGACAGTGGTTAACTGTGGATCCATCCTGCGAGCATCTCATCAGCGACCTTGAGCAGGTCGTGTTCGCGGAGTCTGGCGACCTCGACAAACGCAGCAACCCGTTACTGACGCACATCTCCGATGCGTTGGGCTACTGGGTGCATCAGGATTTTCCACCCGTAACGCGAGGCGGTGTTGGAGTAGGATTTTCCTCATGGCTGTGATGCTCATCAAAGGGGTGGTGTATCTCGTGTGCGGCATCGTGTTGGTCATGACCGCTGAGCTACCGCGATGGGCGACCTATGCCGTTGGCTGTTGGTGTGGCGCGAACGCTATGGGCTATCTCGTGGGCTGGGCGATGGCTCGCGTGGAAGTGTTGAAAGCGCAGACGGAGAAAGACGCCAGCACGCGTGCCGTTATTCTCGACTTCATGACACGGAGACATCCCGATGGCCCGACGACCCATTGATCCACGCCTCGCCGCTATTGGCGTCAGCGACTACAATGTGCCCAAACGCACACCGGGGCATCCGACCAAGTCACACGTCGTCGTCGCCAAGGACGGCGATCAAATCAAAACCATCCGGTTCGGCGAGCAGGGCGTGAGAGGTAACCCACCAAAGGATAAGGAATCTGCCGACTACAAAGCGCGACGCGTCGCATTCTATAAACGCCACGAAGCGGACATCAAGAAAGGCAAGATGAGTGCGGCATGGTGGGCCTATCACGTGAAGTGGGGCACATACGGCAAATGATGGTGGCGTATGATGACGCGCAGCGTCGACGAGAGGAATTGCTTGAGAGTGTTGCCAATGCACTCGAGGGCTACATGCACGCGCAATCGATGACCGCGGTCGACCTTGCCGCGGTGTCTGGTGTCCATGCCAATACGATTTACCGGGCGTTGCAAGCACAACAGGTGCATCTCCTCACCCTGCACGCGTTAGCTGAGGGGCTGTCGTTGCGAGTGCGCGTCACGTTTGAGCCACGATAGTCACAACCGATTGTGGCGATACGCCGCAATGCGTCGTGGCATGTGACACACTACCCACGTGCCGATTCCCGCCTCATCGCCACTCAGTCAGCCGTCCTCCGTTCTTGGTGTTGCCCATCCGCTGTATACGCGATGGCGTAGCGTGTGGATCAAACTCCTCGATGTTTACGAGGGCGCTGGTGGATTCCTTGACGAGTCAAAGCCGTATCTGATTGCCCACCCGCGTGAATGGCTTGACCACTCGACGCCAGTCTATGGCCCGAACAATGAACTCCTGCGGTATGAGCCAAATCCGTCACCGCGTAACCCGTCGGCCAAGCTAAAGGAACGACGCAAGCTGGCGCGCTACGAGAACATTGCCGCCACACTGATTGATCAATTGAGCGGGGCACTCTTCCGCGTCAAAGCTGACCGCAGCTTCGCCGACGAGAGTGACTCGCCAGTCATGCGTCCCATTCAGCAATTTTGGAATGACAGTGACGGCAATGGCACTACGTGGAATGACTCGCTCATGGAAGCGTGGAGTCCGTGTGCTGCGTTCGGGCATATGTGGGGCTATGTCGATGTCCTGCCCGACGACCCGCGTCGTGCCATCGTGAAATGGTACACGCCTGTCGATGTGGTGGACTGGCTCGTGAATGAGCAGGGCGCACTCACCGCCGTCAAGTTTCTTGAGGCCGTTCCACGTGAAACGTTTGCTAAACTCAGTAACACACAGTCGGTGGATATTCGTATCCGCGAGGTGACCGCCGATGGGTGGCGACTGTTGAATCGTGCCGGCAAAGTCATTACCGAGGGCGAGCATGACTTCGGGCGCGTGCCAGCGTTTGTGTTGTATGCGAAGCGTCGCGCCCTGACACCGTTCATCGGGCGCAGTGTGCTGGGCGACCCGCAGCTATTCATCGACTTGTATAACCTTGTCAGCGAGACACGCGAACTCCTCCGCAAGCAGACGTTCAGCATTCTGAATGTCCCGGTCGGAGACACGCCGGGTGGCGTGCAGCGTGAGCAGGAACTCATTGGGCAGCAGAGTGGCACGGGCAACATCCTGTTCACCACAAACTCCGCGCAGATGCTGTCGCCTGATAACTCGAATGTGACGAGTTACCACGAACACATTGACCGTCTCACGCGACTGATTTATCGCTTGTCAGTGTTGCCGTGGGAAGGCGACAGTCGATCAAACGAATCTGGCGAGTCACGACGCATCAAACGCGAAGACCTGAATCAGCAGCTATCGAGCTTTGCCGACGAACTGCAGCGCGTGGACGAATTTGTGACCAGCCTCGTGTATCGCGCCTACTATGGCGACGCGGCAGAGACATGGCAAGAGCAAGATGCGTTGACCATTCGGTGGCCGCAGTCGTTCGAAGTCACGCCACTCGAGCAGTTGACCAAGCAGTTTAGCGAAGCGTTGACGCTAGACCTCGGGCCGACCGCCTCGTCGGAAATTCGCAAGCGTGCCGCCCGTGCGGTGTTGACGGATTTGAACGACGAGACACTCGCAACAGTGGATACGGAAATTGAACAGACGCCCACAGAGTCTGCGACGGCACGTCGACAGGCAAGCGTTGAGGCATTGACGCAGCGGTTAACCACACTCGAAGAGGAGGACGCCAATGAAGATGACGAAGAAGCCGAAGAAGAAGTAAGCGGTTCTACGAATGGCAACGCCTGAGAGCGCCGGGAATGCAATTGCCGCCGTCGCGCAGGACATCAGCGATGACTTTGCGCGGTTACTGGTCAATGTTCTCCGCGCATCAGACCGGGCGTTGCTGCCTGTCTTACGTGACGCCCTCGACAAAGACCGCACGGCAACCATACGTGCCGTGCGGGGCTTGACGCTTCGCACCGATATTCGTGAGGCGCTTCGGGCCGCTGGTTATGACGACCTGATTGAAACCACCGCCAGTGACGCGGTGGAACGCATGGCTGAAGTGTTGCGAAAGCAACGCCGTGTGTCAGGCGTGCAAGCATTTATTATGCCCAACCCGAAGCGCATCGCGGCTCTTGCGGAGATTGGCCGTGCCAACCTGTTAGGGGTTGCGGAGGATATTGCGACGGCACTGAATGCCGCCGTGTCGGTGTGGTCACTGACCGTGCGGAATCAGGACGACATCCTGAAAGGGTTGGCAAAGGTTCTTGACACGAATTTCAACGACGTTCAAACGCTGTTCGATACGCAGGTGAGTATTTACGGGCGACAGCTACAGGCCATGAGTACCGAAGACCTTGGCCCTGAGCAAGCGTATATGTATGTTGGCCCTGCGGATGGCCGCACGCGTGATTGGTGCCTCGAGCGATACGGCAAGGTCTACACCCGTGCCGAGATTGAAGCGATGGACAATAATCAATTGCCTAATCCGTTTATTACCGGTGGCGGCTATAACTGCCGACATTCGTTTCTCCCGGTGGTGTCGGAGGAATACACCTCGCTTGTGGGCAAGAATAAGCGCGCCCCCAATTTTGCCGTCAACATGAACGAGATTCGCAAACTCCGCGAGAACGCGAGACGCGCAGACCGCCGACGACTGGCGCGGAATCGCACGGTCACGAACTAATGGCGATTACGACGAAGCGGAACTTCGGCCCTATTGCACGAGATGCGCGGTTCACCCGGGTGGATTGGCAAATCATCGGCATTGCCATCACTGACCGAATTCAAGGACGCACCGCGGCGGGCGTTGACGGACAGAACAGACCGTTTGCGCCCTACTCGCCGCAATACGCAAAACTGCGCGAGCGTGAAGGGTTTCGCAAGTCACCCGTGAATTTGCAGGTGAGCGGTCAGATGATGACCGGTATGGTGGTGACGCCCACCAACACAAGCGTGACGGTCACGTTCAAGGATTAACATGGGGCGTCGACGATTTAGCGGGCGCAAAGAAACACTCACGCGGGACTCGCGTGCGCTGTCGCCCATGCAGAAAGCGATATACCATCAGGTCGATGGGGCCGGACGTAGTAAAGTCAAACGACAGTTTTTTGAATTAAACCAAGCCGACGTGGATTATATTGCGGACACGTTAGACAAACAGTTGCGAGCGCGACTGGGCATATCGTAGGAGACAGCACGACATGGCAGAAGTCACCGTTCAGATTGACGAGCAGGGCAAGTTTGGCACACTGCCGGAACCACTGCAGCAGTTTGTCGACCGCGCCATCCGCGAGGCGTATAAGAGCGGAGCCGAGAAAGCGGAACAGCGACTGGCCGACCGTGTGGTTGACCCGGCTGAACGCGAACGGCTGATGCAGACGGAACAGGATAATCGTCTGCTGCGTGAAGAGATTGCCACACGCGATAAAAACTTTGAGGAAGCGGCTCGCTTGCGCGAAGAACGCTTCCAGAAAACATTGACTGATGCGGAGGCGCGTGTCACCGCCGCCAGTCAAGAAATTGAGCGGAGGACGACTCGGCTCAAGGACATGCTCGGTGCAGAGATTCGCGCCGCCGCCGTCGCTGCCGGTGCGCGTGAAGAAAGTTTGCCCGAACTGTCGAAGCTCCTCGGAGCGGATGTCGACCTTGATGCAGATTTGCAGCCGTTTGTTCGCGACTCGGATGGCACGAAGCGTGAGCAGGATGGCAAGGCAATGAGCATCGAGGGGTTGGTGCGTGAATACCTTGCGTCGCATCCGCATCACCTCAAGGGAGGCCGGTCAACCGCCGGTCGCGCTCAGGGTGGTGTGGCGATGCGTCAGTCAATGGGGCAGGTATCGGACGCGCATGATGATGCGTTCGCGGCGGTGGCAGAGAATCCCACCGTGCGAAATGTCGGCGCGGCCATTCGTTCACTACGTGCCCGAGCAAACGGCACTAAGTAACAAGGACTGATTATGGCTTTTAGTGGTCTGTCAACAAACGATTTGTTTACCGCGTCACTCGTGCAGGAGGATGTGTCGCGCCTCATTGCGACCCTCTCGCCGAAGGAAACGCCGTTCCTGAATTGGCTGGGCGATGGCGATGTGTTTGCCACCTCGACGAAGCATGAGTGGATTCAGGACTACATGCTGCCCAATTACATCGTGGCGTCGACGGCGATTAACTCCGCGACGGCGGCGACGGCTGTGCAGGTCAACGGACTCGGTGAAGCCCTGACCGTGGGCACCATCCTCGAAAACGAAACGCAGACCGAAGTCATGCAGGTGTCGTCCATCGTCGGTGCCAACAGCATCGTCGTGACGCGTGCGTATGGCGGCGGTGCTGTTGGTTCGCTGGCGGCTGGCGGTCAGCTGTACGTCCGCGGCATGGCTGGCATTGAAGGGGCCGACCACGATGGACGCCACACGCGTCGTCTGGGCGACCGTCGTGCCAACACGGTCGGGCTGTTCCAGATGCCGGTGGCGGCCAGTGGCACCGACCTTGCCATCAACGTGTATGGCAATGATGCGTATGACAACGCCGTCGCCAAGGGCGTCGTCGACATGATGCATCAGCTCGAGAAGGAAGTCGTGCGCGGTGTGCTGAACAGCACGAACTCGCTCGGCTCGTCCGCACAGACCCGCACCATGCAGGGACTGCGGAGCTACCTGACAACGATTAACTCGACGGTCACCGCGACCTCGTTTGCCACGAATCCGCATCTCTACATCGGCAACGTCTGGGAACAGATTTACGGGCAGGGCGGTTCGCCGGACACGGAGAACTGGGCCATCGTGGCGGGGCCGACGTTCTTCCGCGACATCTCCAACCTGAACGACACCAAGGTGGAAGACTCGAACCAGAGCGAACTCTTCAAGCGCGTCATCCGCACGTATGAGGGGCCGCTCGGTCGTGCGACGGTCATTCTGTCGCGTGTGCTGTCCTCGACGGAACTCCTGCTGGTGCCGCGTGAGCGCGTGAAGGTCGTGCCGCTGCAGGGCCGGTCATTCAATTACACCGAGATGGGCGTCTCTGGCGATAACAAGAAGGGCTTGCTGACGGGCGAATACACCATCGAGGTGCATCACCCGAACGCAATGGCGCGTCTGCGCGTTTGATAATACGGAGCCGGGTCACTCGCGGGAGTGACCCGGTTCTTTTACACGGCGTCTGAGCAACGCTACAGGAGACAGCATGGACGGAATCATCGAAGAGATTTGCCGCGTGAGGAATGTCACCGACATTCGGCACGCGAGTCTACGCAAGTGGCAGGATTATCTCCGACTGGAGATTCAGCCGAAACTCGACATCTACAACGACTTGATGGCAAAGGCGTCTGCCGGACTGCCGAAGCCAAAGCGAGGCACCGATGTCTCGGCCTAAGTCACTCACGTGGGGCTTTCACATTGACTCGGTGGAATTCACACCGGGTGTCATTGATAACCGCGAGAGTCTCGGCGGCTCGGAGTCTGCCTGTCTGGGCCTCGCACGGGCGCTACAGGCGCGTGGACATCGCGTCCATATCTTTACGACGAAGCTCCATGCCGATGCGCCTACGCGTGACCGCTGGGGCGTAGCATGGCATCGCACACAGGACATCCACGACGTCGGACGATTCATCCGATGGGATGTCTTTGTGGCCCTGCGGATGCCGCACATCTTCAATCACCACATTCCTGCGACAGTGCGTGTGCTGTGGAATCAGGACTTGATGATTGGGGCCGATGCCAAGGCGCAGACCATGGCGTTTGCTCACGCCTACGACATGGTGGCGTACGTCTCGCAGTATCACCGCCAGCAATGGGAGGGCGTCGTACCTGAACTGGCGAGCGTGGGCTGGGTGACGAAGAACGGGTATGACCCATCGTTCGTCCCGGCGACACTGCCGCGTCACCCGCGTCAGGTGATTCACATCACGCGACCCGAACGCGGACTGCGACCACTGCTGGCGATGTGGCCGAAGCTGCGTGCGGTTGTGCCGGATGCGGAACTCCTGCTGTGCCGGTATAACAGCATGTACGACGCACAGGGGTGGGGACGTATCTGTGCCGCCTATGATGAGCAGGTGCAAGCCGTCAACGCACAGGTGGGCGGCATTACCTATCTGGGTGAACTCGGCAAACCTGCGCTGTATACCGCACTCTCTCAGGCGGCACTCATGTGGTATCCCGGCGTCGCAGACTTTGCGGAGACCTCGTGCGTCGCGGCGATTGAAGCACAGGCGTGCGGGTTGCCGTTTGTCGGGTCGTATAAAGGCGCACTGCCGGAGACGGTGCCTCACGGCATCCTCATTAAAGGCGATGCCGACTCCGAGGCGTATCAGACTGAAAGCGTCAAGGCCGTGGCGCGTCTGCTCAAGACGGGTGAGACGGGGTCGATGGTGCGTGCGGGGCGCACCCACGTGGAAGCCTATACGTTTGACCGTGTCGCACAGGAGTGGGAACAACAGGTCGAGTCGCTGGTCGCCGAACGAATCAACACGCGTGCGCCCGAGATGGTGCGGCAGCTACTGCACGAAGATGACCACTGCGCGGCACAACTGCTGGCGACAACCATTGGTGACACGCAGACGGCAGAGTGGTGCCAGTACGTCATCGATGGCAAAGACCAAGGCGCTGAGGATTATGCCGCCCGTGCCATGGACACAGAGATTGAACTGCGGCACAACCCGCGACTCAAACCTGTCGCCGAGGCGCTCGCAGGACGTCAGCGCATTCTTGATGTCGCGTGCGGGAACGGCACGTTCGCAATTGCGTTGGCCCTCGCCGACCCGACACGGCATGTCGTCGGCATTGATTATGCCGCCGGGAATATTCGTGCCGCACAAGAGGCGGCGCAGAGGCTTGGCGTGGCTGACCGCTGCACGTTCCGCACGGTCACGGCGTACAGTTTTGAGACACATACCGCCGACGCCACCGCAATGGCCTATCTTGCGACCTTCGGGCCGTTCGATGGGGTCTTCATTGGCGAGTTCCTCGAACACACGGCGGGCGTCACGGGTTTGCTGTCCTCGTTGTCAGCCGTGGCGCAGATGGGCGCTCGCATCGTGTGTACGATGCCATCTGGCCCGTTCGTGGAACTCGCCAGTAAAGACATTCCGGTCAAGCGTGGGCATGTGCATCACTATCAGCCCGACGACCTCGAGGCCATATTTGCAACGCAAGCCGACGTGCAAGTGTCGTCACTCGATTTGGGGCAGTCGCCATGCGGTCATCGCATCGGGCATTGGATTGTGTCCTGCACGACAAACGGTCAGCCGTTCGGCGAGCGGTC